AGTGGGACCTTTGGCATATAAAGATATTGACAAATTTGGAGAAGACGGAGCTTGGTGTAAGGAAGGCGACTGGGTTTGTATTGGTCGTTACGCTGGGTCACGATTCCAGATAGAGGGTGGGGAAGTTCGAATAATCAATGACGATGAAGTCATTGCAACCATTGTCGATCCTGACGACATCAAATCATACGGAGTATAGTATGCAAGAAGAAATAAAAGTTGAAGAAGCCGAAGAAGAAGGTCAAGAAATAGAAATAGAGGAGAAAGTTGATGACAGCAAACAAGAAGAAGTTGTCGTCAACACCAAAGATTCAACCGAGGATAAACAAACAGAGTCTGATGACTTGTCTGAATATTCGGAATCTGTCAAGAAACGTATTAGCAAACTTACGTCTAAGTTTCGAGAGGAAGAGAGACAAAGAAACGAAGCTATAAAATTTGCTGAATCTGTTAAAAAACAAAACGAAGAATTGAAAGCAAAGCTTGATAAACTAGACAATACTTATGTAGGTGAGTTTGACACAAGAGTCCAATCTCAATCAATAGCTGCAAAAGAAGCTTATAGAAAAGCTGTAGAAGAAAATGATGTTGATGCAATGTACGAAGCATCTCAAAACATTTCTAGAATAGCTATGGAAGAAGCTCGACTTAATCAATTAAAAACAAGAAAAGAAGAACAAGCTAAACAAGCTGAAGTTGAGCCGACACAAGCTCAACAACCTCAAGCTCAACAACCTCGTCCCGACCCTAAAGCGGAAGAATGGGCTAAAAAGAACACATGGTTTGGTCAAGATCAGACTATGACCTATGCAGCTTTTGGCCTACACAAACAATTAATTGAGGATGAGGGGTTTGACGCAACGTCAGATGAGTACTATAATGAACTTGATAATAGAATTAGATCAGAGTTTCCACATAAATTCCAGGAAGCTCAGAAAAAATCTAATAGTCCCAGAGTCGCCTCTGCTGGGACAACGGCTTCTAAGTCGTCATCACCAAAGGGACGCAGAACAGTCAAGTTGACTGCTTCGCAGATTGCTATTGCGAAACGGCTGAATGTTCCGCTTGAAGAATATGCTAAATATGTGAAGGAGTAAAAACATGACAGACAAAAGAACATCACGAGAGAATGAGTCTCGTGCAAAGACCCCGGCAAGAAGAAAACCGTGGGCACCCCCATCAAAGCTGGCAATGCCAGAGGCACCCGCTGGGTACAAACATCGTTGGATCAGAACTCATTTAAGAGGTGAGGATGATAAAACGAATATGCACTCAAGACTTCGGGAAGGCTGGGAACCAGTAAGGGCGGATGAGTATCCAGATTCTGGAGACATGTATCCAACCATTGAAGAGGGTAAGAATGCAGGGGTAATTGGTGTAGGTGGTTTAATGCTTGCCCGAATACCAGAAGAAACGGTACAAGAAAGAACTGAATATTATCGGGACCAGACCCGCAACCAGATGAAAGCCGTGGATGAAAACCTAATGAGGGAACAACATCCTTCAATGCCGATCCATACGGATAGGCAAAGTCGTGTATCTTTCGGTGGGAAACCAAAGCCCTCCGAGTAACTATAATGAAGCAAAAGGAGCTTAAAGATGGCTAATGTAAACGTAAAGTTTGGATTAAAGCCGATTAGTGTAATTGGTGGTGGCATCAATTCTACTAGTCAGTACTTTATCAAAAGCGATGCTTCAGCGATTTTCCAAGGTTCTCCAGTTGAAGTCGAGTTGACAGGTGGAACCGCAGCAATCATAACAAGTGCCGATGGAGATGGTAAACAACTCCTTGGTGTTTTTGCTGGATGTGAATACGTTGATGCGTCAACAGGTAAATTAACATTTAAAAACACATGGGCAGGATCAGGAACAGCTGATACTAACTTTGATATTAAATGTTTTGTTTATGATAACCCAATGCAAAAATTTATTATTGCATCAGATGGTACAAACACAAACAGAGCAACCGCAAAGGCAGATATATTCAAAACTGCACAACTTGCGACTGCAACAGCTGGAAATACTACCACTGGTTTATCAAGTGCAATGATAGATATATCTACAGCTGAAGCCAGCGACCCATCAAATCCTTTGATGATTGTTGGTATTCATGAGGATGTGACTAATGCTGATCACTCTGCCGCAGGTATCTCCTATATCGTTAAAATTAACAATCATGTGTACGCCTCTTCTAGTGGTGACGCTGATGCTGCTATATCATAAGGAGTTTTAATTATGGCAATTTCAAGAGCACAACTCGCCAAAGAATTAGAGCCTGGTTTAAACGCCCTCTTTGGTATGGAGTATAATAGGTATGAAGGTCAACATGCCGAAATCTTTGACACCGAGTCATCTGACAGAGCGTTTGAAGAAGAAGTAATGTTGAGTGGATTTGGAGCTGCACCGACTAAAGCAGAAGGTAACGCAGTGACATTTGACGATGCAAATGAGGCTTATACTGCAAGGTATAACCATGAGACAGTTGCAATGGCGTTCTCAATAACAGAAGAAGCCGTAGAGGATAACCTTTATGACAAAATCTCTTCTCGTTACACAAGAGCACTTGCAAGATCCATGGCACATACCAAGCAAGTAAAAGCAGCAAATGTGTTGAATAATGCATTCGATACAACTGTAACAGGTGGTGACGGAAAAGCATTGTGTGTAACAGATCACCCATTAACAAATGGTGGTACACTAGACAATGTTTCAGCAGCCGATCTTAACGAAACATCTTTAGAAGATGCTTTAATTTCTATCGCAGGTTTTACAGATGAGCGTGGATTAATCATTGCTTTAAGAGGCATGAAGTTAATTATACCTCGTCAGTTACAATTTGTAGCAGAGAGATTAATGGCAACTAATCTAAGAGTGGCAACAGCAGATAACGATGTCAACGCTATCAAGTCAACTGGTATGTTACCAAATGGCTATGTAGTGAATGATTTCTTAACTGACACTGATGCTTTCTTCATTAAGACAGATGCTCCAAACGGATTAAAGCATTTCGAAAGAATGGCTTTAGCAACAGCTATGGATCCAGATTTCGAGACAGGAAACATGAGATATAAAGCAAGAGAAAGATATTCTTTTGGTTTCTCTGATCCTCGTGCCGTGTTTGGTTCACCAGGAGCGTAAGCTTAAATACAATTTTAAAGAAAGGGCAGTTACATACTGCCCTTTTTTGTGTATAATAAACTAAACCTTGACAGTTGCATGGTGCGACTGACATTTGCCAAGACAAGGAGATTGATATGGCTAACACAACTTTTTCGGGTCCAGTCCGATCAGAAGGTGGATTTACATCCATTTCTAAAAACAGCACTACAGGTGCTATAACAACCCTCTCAAGCATTAACTCAACTGGCGTGGCATCCTTTGATGCTAATACACTTTCTGTAGAAGCAGGAACAGGTATTACAACTGGTTCTGGAACTATATACAGAACTGCCGTTCAAAGAGTTGGTGGAATTATCACAACAAAAATTTTAATTGACCTAACAGGTTTAAGATCAACAGGATCTGGTGACATCATTGGTGTTAACGGAACATCATTGGTTTGTCATATTGGTCAGATAACTGCTGCACAAAACGGAACTATCTTAACTGGTAGCATGGAATGTTTTGAAGCACCAGCTGGTGGTGATCCTGACATTAACGTACACTCTGCAACAGAAGGTACTGGTGTTGAAGATGGTGCTATTGGTGATTTAACTGAAACATTATTGGTTAACGCAGGTGATGCAACATTGGGAAGCAAAGTTTACTTCACTGCTGTTCCAGCCGCAGATCAATTCTTATACTTAACAACTGGTGATGCAACAGATGCAGATTACACTGCTGGTAAGTTATTCATTGAATTAATGGGTTACGAAGCTTAATAGGAGTTTAATATGGCTGGATCAAGATCTGACGTAAAAGCCTTTAATGTAGATCAAGGAGCCTCTGCTGCTGTGGTAGGACCTGCAAGATCAAGAATAAGACAAATAGTCGTATTTGGTAATTCTGCTGGTGCTCTTACTATAACAGATGGTAATGGTGGTTCCACTTTGATAGTACAAAGTTTTCCAACTGGATTACACACTCTTAATATTCCAGACAATGGTATATTAGCAGAGAGTGGTGCCTATCTATCTGCGTTCACTGGCAGTGGCAACAAGTTGACTATATTCTTATCGTAATGACTAGAAAAAAAGACAAACAGCCACCTAAAACTAAAAAGTATTTCCGCTCTACTAAAAGTGGGGCGGGAATGACTAAAAAGGGTGTTGAAAAATATCGTAGAGACAACCCTGGGAGTAAATTAAAAACGGCAGTTACTGGTAAAGTAAAAAAAGGTAGCACCGCTGCAAAGAGACGTAAGTCATATTGTGCACGATCAGCTGGGCAAATGAAACAATTTCCAAAAGCTGCAAAAAATCCTAATAGTAGATTAAGACAAGCTAGGAGAAGATGGAAGTGTTAAAGACAAGAGATTTAATAAATGGTGTTTCTGTCGTTCTTGTAGCGGGTTCCATTATTTGGATAGTAAGCACTCTCATTGAGGTTGATAAAAGAACAGCTATGACAGAGATGAAAGTTTCTGAAAATCACAAAATGATAAAACCTTTATGGGAAAATTTTATCAGGAGTAAACAAGATGGTTATGTCAAGAGGCTCGATGAGCAAACAAATAACAAAGTCGGTTTCAAGTGGAAATAAAAAAAGAAAAACAAGAAAACGAAAAACAAAAAATATTCAGAGGAAGCCCTGTTAAGTACTGTCTAAATTGTAGAAAGAAAAAATGGACTTGTACATGTTACAAAGTTAGTGGATTAGAGGAGTTAAGAAGTGCCAAAAGACGCATGTTATCACAAAGTAAAAGCAAGATATAAGGTTTTCCCTTCCGCTTATGCATCAGGGGCTATTGCAAAGTGCCGAAAGGTTGGTGCTGCAAACTATGGTAATAAATCAAAGAAAAAAGCAGATGGTGGCATCATGGATAAACAAGCCGTCATCAAAGCATCTAATGGAAAAGTTTACAGAAAAAGAAAAGCAAAAGATTCACGAATCGCAAGAGGTTGTGGTAATGTCTTGAATGAAAGACGAAAAAAGACAAAGATTACATAATGGCAGTAAGAAAGACAAAATCAGGTTTAGCACTTAAAAGATGGTTCAAGGAGGGCTGGAAAGATGTTAAAACGGGTAAGCCATGTGGTAGGAAAAAGGGCGAGAAAAGGGGTACGCCTTATTGTCGCCCAAGTAAAAGGGTGTCTTCGAAAACTCCGAAAACTGCTTCGGAGATGACTTCTACTGAAAAACGTAGTAGAATAAGACAAAAGAATCGGTTGGGGCAGCCCGCTGGTAAACCAAGAAGAGTAGCATCACTAAGAAAGAAAAGGAAAAAATAATGAAAAAACCTAAACAAAGTCAGCCAGAGGGCGGTGTAGATATTTTTAAAAAGAAACCTATACCGAAAAAACCTAGTCAGCCAGAAGGTTCTGGAGCACCAAATAAACTAATTCAAAGACAACCAGAAGGTTCTGGAGCACCTAAAAAGAAAAAGCTGATTCAAAGACAACCCGAGGGTTCTGGAGCACCTAAAAAAATAACAGGTAGAGGTGAGTTTAGAGATACTGATAAAAGTAAAAAAATTAAAACCACAACTAAAACCACAACTAAAACCAAAGTTAAACCAAAAGTAGTTACACCTAAGATGATTAAAGATGCAGGTTTTACTACATTGAGAGACTATTTAAATGATAAAAGAGGTTTAACAAGAAGAGACGGAAAGAAAGTTGTCAAAACAACAAAAACAAAATCTTCTGCTCCAAAAGCTCCACCTCCAGCACCAAACAGAGGCAAAAAGAAAATAGTTCCTTCGTTAAAAGTATCTAGGTCAGGCATTGATGGTGCTGCCACGACTGTAAAAAAGAAAAGTAAGGTTAAAACAGGTTTAGGGTCTAAAGTTATGTCTACAAAAACTCCTAAAACCTATAAGGGTACGAACATTAAACCTACTAAACTTCAAAGAGATAGAATGCGTAAGAGAATGATGGGGTCTACATAATAAATGGCAACTTCAAATTCAAGAGATTTCGACTTAGATGTCGCAGAGATAATAGAAGAAGCATATGAGCGTTGTGGCCTAGAGATGAGAACTGGCTATGATGCTAGAACTGCTAGACGTTCATTAAATCTTATGTTTGCTGATTGGGCGAACAGAGGATTGAACATGTGGACAGTTACACAAGACACTAAAACTATTACTTCTGGCACGGCAACTTATTCCTTTGATGCTACCTATGTCGATCTCTTGGAAGTTGTTCTAAGAAATAGTAGTGGTACAGATTTTACTTTAACTCAAATGAGTAGAAGTGAGTATTTAACTATTCCAAACAAAACAACTACTGGACAACCAAGTCAGTATTTCTTTGACAGACAAGTTACTCCGACAATAACTCTATGGGCAACACCCAATGCAACTTATACCTTAGTTTATTATTATGTAAGTCGTATTCAAGACGCAGACGCTTTAGTTAATAACGCAGACACTCCGTTTAGATTTCTTCCTTGTATGGTAGCAGGTCTTGCTTATTATTTAGCTATGAAGAAAGCACCAGAAAGAGTTCAGCTATTGAAAGCTGTATATGAAGAAGAATTTCAAAGAGCCGCAGCTGAGGATGCTAATAGCACTCCTTTAAAACTAACACCTAGCATGACATACTATAGTTACTAATATGGCAAGATTCGCAACAGGAAAAAAAGCATGGGGATATTCAGATCGATCAGGTTTTCGTTATCGTTTACGAGAAATGAAGACAGAGTGGAATGGTTTGAAAGTCGGCCCCGATGAGTATGAGGCTAAACACCCACAGTTAGAGCCTAATCATCCTGGACCAGATCCAACAGCTTTGTATGAGCCAAGACCAAATCAAGACACAGACTTAACTGCATTCGTGGTGTACACAAATGTTGGAGATGGTATAATAGGGAAAAAATTATCAAGTTTTAAGGTTACAACTAGCCTTGGAGAAGTTACAGTGAGTACATCATGAGTTTTACATTAACAACATTAAAACAATCTATACAAGATTGGACAGAAAACGATGAAACGACTTTTGTTAATGAGCTAGATTTTTTTATAAAAAACGCAGAAGAAAGAATATTCAAACTTGTTGACTTAGATTATTTTAGAAAAAATGTTACTGGAACCATGACAGCCAGTAATAAGTTTTTACAAAAACCATCTGATTACTTAGCTACTTATTCGTTATCGTATGTAAACGCTAGTAATGAAAATGTTTTTTTATTACAAAAAGATGTTAATCTTATTCAAGAATATACTGCTGATCCAACAACTACTGGGTCTCCTATATACTACGCTTCTTTTGATGTAGACAATTTTATAGTAGCACCAACTCCAAGCACTGATTTTGCAGTAGAGTTACACTATTATTATAGACCTGCATCACTTACTACAGATGATTCTGGAAGCACATGGATAAGCACCAATGCACCTGACGCACTTTTATATGCCTGTCTTGTAGAAGCATATACTTTTATGAAAGGTGAAGCAGACATATTACAATTATACAATGGTAGATTTAGTGAAGCTATTCAAAGATTAAAAGGATATGCAGAGGGACAAGAGAATCTAGATGCTTACAGAAGAGGACTACCTACCAAATAAATTGACTTTTTTAGTCCAAACTTTATATTACACAATATGAAAAATAAAAGCATAGCTATTGTTGGATTAGGCAATAGTTTTTCAGAATATATTTTAGCTAAAATTAGAAGCGAAAAGTTCGATGAAGTTTGGGCAATAAACGCTATGTCTGGAGTTATATATCATGATAAATGTTTCATGATGGATCCACCGTCAAGGTTTTTAGATACACCTAACGCTGGAACACAAACAAATATAATGGCAGAAAGATTAAAAACAAAAATAAATGTTCCTATTTTTTCTTGTACGTTAGATGAAAGATGTCCAGATGTTGTAGAATATCCACTACAAGATGTGTTGCAGAAAACTAAATATGCATATTTAAACAACACTGTTGCTTATGCACTTGCCTATGCAATAGCAGAAGAAGTTTCTGATCTACATTTGTATGGTATAGATTTCACACACAAAGCAGTTAATTTTGCAGAGGCAGGTAGAGCTTGTTGTGAGTTTTGGTTAGCTATAGCAGTATCTAAAGGAATAAAACTTCACATAGCAAATAGTTCTTCTTTGTTAGACACTAATGTTTCAGAGGATCAAAAACTATATGGCTATCATAGGCTGGATGACCCACTAATTTCTACAACTACACAAGGTGAAATGTTGATTACTAAAAAATCTAAACTAGATCCTCCAGAGCCTTTAGATGCGACACCTAATATAATTGGTAGAGAGGACATACCAGGAGTAACATACGAGGAGAAGAAAAATGTTTAACGTAGGAGTATCACAAGCGGGGAAAGTAAATGTAATGACTTCAGACAAAGGTGGTTTAAACAACGAGCAAATAGCAGATTTAGCAGTTGATAAAATAGTCAGTATATCAGATCAAGCACCTCCACATATAAGACAACAAGCAAATCAATTTAGAGAACATCTTAAAAAAGTATTGTATCACTACCTAGTCTTGGCAAGAAAGGAAGAGCGTGGTACTATAATCCAAGCCTTAAGATCGAGTGGTCAAAAGGAAACAGCCGAATATATAAGGAGACTCTAATATGGCTATAGCACAAGCAATGTGTACTTCCTTCAAGAAAGAGTTGTTAGAAGGTGTACACAATTTTAAAAACTCTGGTGGAGACACTTTTAAGTTAGCACTTTATGCAGAAGGTAGTGGTGGTAAATCATCTACAACTGCAACATTAGGAGCTACAAGTACTGCTTTTACCACAACTGGTGAAATCGCATCTAGTGGTACATATGCAACTGGTGGTGGAAGTTTAACAAGAGTAGACCCAACTACTTCTGGTACAACTGCATTTACAGATTTTGCTGATTTAAGTTTTACAACTGCAACAATTACTGCAATGGGAGCTTTGGTATACAATAGCTCTGATAGTAACAAAGCTGTATGTGTTTTAGATTTTACATCTAACAAGACATCAACATCTGGTACATTTACAATACAGTTTCCAACTGCTGACGCTTCAAACGCTATTATCCGTATAGCATAGGGTAACTCCTTATGGCTAACGGTTGGGGACAAGGCACCTGGGGTGCTGTTGGCTGGGGTGGTATTGGTAACACTTCTTTTGCTGTTACTGGTGTTGCTGGTACAACAGCCGTTGGTGATGAAGGAACTACTGCTGGGTCTCTAGTAATAGAGACTGGTTTAGAAGCAACTGGTTCTGTAGGAACAGTAAACGCTAGTAGTATTCACATCATTACACCTACTGGTATATCTGCAACTGCTTCCGTTGGCACTGTATTACCTAAAATACCTATCTCTTTTGGTGTTACTGGTTTAGAAGCCACCTCTCAATTTTTATCTGGTTGGGGTAGTGACGCTTGGGGTGCACATATATGGGGTGGTGGTGTTTTTGCTGATGTAGGACAAACTCTTCCTATGACTGGTTTAGAAGCAACTGGTCAATCCAATAATCCAACAGTTAGTGGAACATGTACTTTTAGTGTTACTGGTGTTGCAGGGACAATGGCAATCGGTGACGCACTCGCAGGTGCAGGTGCAAGAGTTGTTGAAACTGGACTTACTGGTACAGTAAACATTGGTGATGAGGCAGTTACTGGTACGGCACTCATTTCACCTACAGGTGTTTCTGCTTCTACATTAATAAGTGGATATTCTGCTACAACAATAACAAAAACTGTAACTGTAGTAGGTGGCAATCCAGCAAATCATCCTTACTACAATGTAGGATCTACAAACAAATATGCAATAGATGGATCAACAGCTACGGCAGATGTTACTTTAGAATTATTTGAAGGTAACACTTATCGATTCGATCAAAGTGATAGTAGTAATTCTGGTCATCCACTAAGATTTAGCACAACTGCAAATGGGACACATGGTGGTGGAACTCAATATACAACTGGAGTAACAACTAGCGGAACACCTGGAAGTGCTGGAGCTTACACAGAAATAACTGTGGCAACAGATGCTCCAACTTTATATTATTATTGTTCTAATCATTCAGCGATGGGTTGGACAGCGAATACTCCTATTGTTTATACAGTACAAACCACAACTGGAGCACCAGTTACAACAGTTGTTGGAACAACAGCAGTTGGCAATGAAACCGCCATTGGTAGTGCAGATATTGCAGTAACACTAGCAGGCTTATCAATTTTAGCAGGCACTCTTGCCATACAAGGTGGTTCTGTGTTATCTTTAACAGGATTAAGTGTCACTGGATCAACTGGTGAGGAACAAGTTTATAGTTTAATTGAGCCAGATCAACTGGCAAATTGGGTAGAAAAGGCGGCATAATGGCAACATATGTAAATAATCTTAGATTAAAAGAAATAGCCACGGGTGACGAGTCTGGAACTTGGGGTACATCAACAAACACAAATCTAGAATTAATAGGTGAAGCATTAGGTTTTGGAACAGAAGCCATAACAACAAATGCAGATACTCACACAACAACAATAGCAGATGGATCGTCAGATGCTGGAAGAGCATTGTTCTTGAAATATACTGGAACATTAGATTCTGCATGTACGATTACTATCGGCCCGAACACAATGAAAAGATTTCACATTATTGAAAATGCAACAAGTGGATCACAAAATATTGTAATTAGTCAAGGTAGTGGAGCTAATATTACTATTGGACCTGGAGATGCTAAAGCAGTTTATCTTGATGGTGCAGGTTCTGGTGCGGCTGTTGTGGATGCCTTCGTAGATTTAGATTTATCTGGTGGCTCTGTAAATGTTAGCACAGTGAAGACAAACTCTGGTAATATGACATTTGACTCTGCTGGCGATATTATTCTTGATGCTGACGGCACGGCTATTATGTTTAAAGACGCTGGCACTGAATTTGGACGTATCTTTAATTCTTCAACGGATTTTGTTATTAAATCAATAGTCTCTGATAAAGATATGAAGTTCCAAGGTAACGATGGCGGTTCAGCAATTACAGCCTTGACCCTTGATATGTCTGCTGCTGGAGCCGCAACATTTAATAATGATGTAACTGCTTTTTCTGATAAAAGATTAAAGACAGACATAGAGCCAATATCAAATGCCTTAGAAAAAGTTATGAGTATGCAAGGTGTTTACTACAAAAGAAACGATGTTGAAAATGCTAAAACTCAAGTTGGTGTTCTAGCACAAGATATGGAAACTATTGTACCAGAAGTTGTGTTAACAGCAGAGGATGAGATGCAGACAAAATCTGTAGACTATGGTAAATTAACATCTGTTTTAATAGAAGCAGTCAAAGAGCTTAGTGATGATGTAATCACATCTAAATTGCAAATTGAAAAATTAAAACAAGAAGTTAATGAATTAAAAGGTAGTTAAATGGCAATTCCATCGTCTGGACAATCTTTATCATTTTCTGCATTAAGAACCGAATTTGTTGGTGGCTCAAGTGCCGTTAGTCTTGGTGATCTTTATAGAGGTGGCTCTAACATAAGAGCTAAACACCCCACAAATAATGCCGTTAATGATGCCGCGAATGTGCCTGAAAGTGGTGCTTTAGATGTGAGTGATTTTTATGATCAAGGTAAAGGTTTTACTTTTACCTATTCCTCTGGAGCTACAGATCAAAATTTATCTGATGTATTTGGATCTACTGATTATGGAGTAGACTATCCTAAAAAGGTTGTAATACCTTCTTCAGTAACTTTAGGCACAAACAACACTTCTGAATATGCTTTAGAAGCAGATTCTGGAGGTGATGGAACTATCACTATCACCAATAATGGTAGTATAATAGGTGCAGGAGGAGCGGCAGGATCTGGTGGTTCAGCAAATTCTGGAGCAGGTTCTGCAGGATCTGCAGGTGGAGACGCTTTTAAAGCATCAGTAGCAGTAACCTTAATTAACAATGGAAGTATATTAGCTGGAGGTGGAGGTGGCTCTGGTGGTGGAGGCGGAGGTGTTGGTGGTAACCTAAGTCAACAATCTCAAACCAATGCCACACAAGGTCCTTTTTTTGGAGGTCCTGGAAATGCTTATTATAAATGGGCATCAGTTGCAAATAATAACCCTTCATACAAAGCTCCTTATGGCATTCCATATGGACAAGGCACTTACTCACAAAATTCAGCAATACAATATGGTCCTGCTCCTGGAGCAGCCTCATATCCCGTTGGTCCTCTCAATAGAACTTCATTTACTCAAGGTCAGTACACTTATAACAGAGGAAATCCAAGAGGTACTGGTCCCGTACAAATCTCTCAAGGCGAAAATCAATTTAATGTAGGTACAAGAACATCGTGGGAAATTTATAGGACATATCCACAATCACAACAAACTCAAGCATCAGGAGGTGCTGGAGGTGCTGGAGGTGCAGGAGGAGTAGGTAGAGGTTTTAATAATCCTTCTGCAGGATCAGGCAGTTCTGGAAGTGGAGGATCACCAACTCCTGCTGGAGATGGTGGAACTGGAGGTGCTGGAGGTGCAGGAGGTGGATATGGTCAGGCTGGAAGTGCTGGATCTACTGGAGCAACTGGAGCAAATTCAACAACACCAGGATCTGCTGGAGGATCTGGAGGTTCAGCTGGAGGTGCAGGAAACTACATCGAAGGTATATCAAACGTAAGTTTTACAAATAATGGTACAGTCGCAGGAGGCACAGAATAATGGCAAAATACGCTTGGACAATAAACACTTTACATACTAAAGATATTACAAAAAATGGAACTACTTATAGTGATGCAATTCTTAGGGTAGAAGCAACTTTAACTGGAACAAGTGAAACTATTAACAGTATAACATCTGAAGCAAGTTTTGATTTAGATATGAATGTAGATAATATAGATAGTAATTTTACGGCATATGGTTCTGTCACAGAAGCGAATGTAGCAAGCTGGATTGAAGGAAGAGTTGGATCTACTCAATTAGCTGATATAAAAACTGGCATTGAAAACAACATAGATTTTCAAGAAAAAGTTAATGGGGCTGTAGCTAAAGGCTCAACTGATTCTGAAGGGAACTTTACAGCTTCTTTTCCTTGGTCTTAACATTTGACATATATCTTCATTTCTTATAAATTCTTTTATAAGGTAGCAAGAATATGATTAATACAAAAATCAAACTTTTAGAAAAAGATCATGCAAAGTGTTTGTCTGATCATATGGCATATATTGAAAAATTAATTAATCCCTCTTCACAACAAATGTTTACTGGAACAAAAAGTGTTTATGCTGATCCAGTTTTTGAAAATTTGCTACACTTTATTAAACCAAAAGTAGAAGAAGCGTATGGTAAAGAATTGATTCCAACTTATTCTTTTTGGAGAACTTACTTTAAAACACAAGATTGTCCTCCACATACAGACAGACCCTCTTGTGAAGTAAGTGTGACTTTATGTATAGACGCATCACATAAAGAAGATATGTGGACAATAAATGTAGATGATAATGTTTTTAAATTAAATATTGGAGAAGGTGTGATTTACAAAGGATGTGAACAAGAGCACTGGAGACATGAGTTACAATACGATTGGCATAGGCAAGTTTTTTTACATTACATAGAAAAAGATGGTCAGTTTTATCCAGAATTTCAATACGATAAAAGACCAAATTTATATGAAAATATGATGGTATCAGAATGAATTACCCAAGTTTACAAGTGAACAATTTTTTTGAAAAACCTAATTATATTAAACAATTTGCTGAATCATTAACATATGAAAAACCACTTGGAAATTATCCAGGACTAAGAGCAGAGGCAAAAGATGATCATAGTGTTGATCTTGTTCAAAAAATTAATTGCAAAATTTTAAGACTTTTATATCCTGATTTTAATCAATTTCAAACTTTGACATATCAAGCAACTTCTTCTTTTCAAAAAATAAGATATGAAGATGTAGAAGCTCATGTTTTAAATAAAGAACACCTAGGAAAAGGGTGGATACATGGTGATCATGAGACAAAATTTACAGCTATAATATATCTTTCAGAAAACGATTTTTGTGGAACCGCTCTATATTCTCAAAAAAGTGGTTTCAACTTTGCTGCAATCGATCCTACGTTAAAAAGTTTATATTATAGCAAAAGCCCTGATTTAAACATGGAAGATTATTATAAATATCTTAACAATCATTTAAATCAGTTTAAATTAGATTGTTTATTTAATTCATCTTACAACAAATTAATAGGTTTTGATGGTTCAAATTTACATGGAGCAATTTACAATCTAAAACCAGAAGAGGAAAGACTTACATTTATTAGTTTTTTTGACATAAATGCTCCGTATTACCCAGTACCCGAAATGAGAAGAACATGAAAAGAAATATTATTATAGCTAAAAATGCTATTTCTTCAGATTTATGTAATAAGATAATAGAAGTAGCTAAACCAGGATTTACATCAGCACTAACTGATGGAGGTCGAAACCAACCTACTGTAAGAAAAAGTGAAACAAATTTTCTTGTTGGGAGTATAAAGTATTTAGATATATATACTCCTATACTTCAGTTAATAAATAAAGTTAACAATGAATTTTACAATTTTGAATTATTAGAACCTGAACATTTTCAAATAACAAAGTATGATGAAAAAAATCAAGGTTTTTATGAACCACACGAAGATGGTGTTTATGACAATATTTCACCAAATGAACTAGTAAGAAAACTTTCTGTTTCTATTCAATTAACGGCACCAGAATATTATGAAGGTGGCACGTTTGAGTTCCCAGATGATAAAGAGAAATTTATTGTCGAAGACTCTTTAAGTCAAGGAACAGCTATATTTTTCCCATCTTACATGAGGCATGGGGTTGTTCCAGTGACTAAAGGTACAAGATATAGTTTAGTATGTTGGGTGCGTGGATATAATTTTAGGTAAGTATAAATGAATAAAAAACAATTTTTAGAAATGTGCAAAAAAGAAAAGTCTTATGGTGATTTTTTTTATGCTGTTTATGATGATTTTTTGCCTTATCATGAATTTGGTTCTCTAAAAGAACACATGGAATCTAACATGGGTTGGCATATTGCTCCACAAATAAATTACAATGATGTATCTAACGATGATTTCTACATGGTTAATTCTATATTCAGCAATAATAGACCTGCAAGAGAGCAATGGACTTCTGAAACTGATATAGAGCCTTTCACAAACATAACTTCTAAACTATACATCGATGCTTTAATGAGAGTTAAATGTAATTTCTACATAGGTGCAAAAGAACATTATATTCATGCACCACATATTGATTATGATATGTATAATGTTGGTGCTTTGTTTTTTGTTTCTGATTGCAATGCACCTACTTATTTAGCAGATGGAACAGAAATAGAATCAAAAGGAAATAGGATATTAATATTTAATTCTGCTACTCCTCATTCAAGTTCATCACCCACAAATGTACCCTATAGAATGACAATAAACTTTAATTACTTTGGTCGTGGAATCCATCCAAATTATTTATTTAGTAGACCAAAACCACAACCAACAATGATGTCTGAAAATTATCCTTTTCTAGATCGTAGTAGGTAGTTCAATGAATGAGGCGACTGAATTACTTTTATTTTCTGGTGGAATAGATAGTACAATATTACTCAAGCACTTTTTACAAGAGAAGAAAAAAGTAAGAGTTTTGTATATAGAATTAGGTTGGGCAGAAAGGATGCATGGTAGAGTGCGTTTACAAAACATCGCAGCAAATAATATTCTTCAATACATGAAAGAAAAGTATGGTGATTTTGAATATTCACAAGCTACTGTGATGACAACATTAGATGAAGAAAATGAAAGCACATATTTTGGCACAGATAATCAATGGTGTGTTTTTTATGGAGCAATGTTTTGCAATAATTATAACATTGATCGTATGTGGATGGGTCACTATAGTTATACAGATGAAATATTAAGACAAAAATACGTAAAACACGAAAATGATACAGAAGTTTATGGTCATCATTGTCTTCCTGGTGACTACACAAAGGAAAAAATGCAATTTTATATTGATGTGGGTTCAAGGTTACAAAACTCTGATATAGACCTTTGTACTCCAGCTACTGTATATAAAGGTGAAGGTATAGATAGATTTAAAAATAAAAAAGAGGCTTGGGATACATTAGAAATAGATTTGAAAAAAATGGTTAGAACTTGCTTTTCAACTGAATGGCATTGTAATGAATGTCCTAAATGCAACAACCTCAGAAAAATGAATATATATGATGATAAAGGTATACCACTATGAATAAAAATGTTCATGTAAAAAACTTTGTTATGACGATAGATAATATGCTCAGTACACAAATTTGTGATTTTATAGTCGAACAAATGAATGATCCAGAAAAACATTATAAAGTATATACAACCATAGACAACAGAAAAGGTAGGCAAGACATACAAATTCCAGGAACACTTTATTTAACACATTTGACAGGTATACAAGTTGCAGAAAAGATAGAATTTGATGGTAAAGTTGGTGACATATTTACTAATTGTTTAAAAGAGGGTTTAAAAGTATATACCAACACAATGGCAGAGGGTTTGATTTCAACTGTAGAACATTCTTTTATTGATTTTACAGAATTTAAATTTCAAGAGACAACACCCAGTGGTGGCTTTCATGATTGGCATTACGAAAATGGTAGTCAAGAAAATAAAGAAAGATTTTTAGTTTGGAGTATATTCTTAAACGATGTTGAAGAAGGCGGAGAAACAGAATTTTTGTACCATAGTATGAGAGTTAAACCCAAAAAAGGTAGTATGTTATTATTTCCTGCTGGATTTACGCATACCCATAGGGGTAACCCACCTATATCGAATACCAAGTATATTGCTACTGGTTGGTATTATGCCTTCGCAAAATAAAATGAAAGAATACATTTCTACAAGAGTTGGCGATGCCCTTTTGTTTTGGTAATACAAGTAATATTGTAATATTTTAAAAAGAGTAGTATCATGATGCTATGCCTATTACATCTTTAAAATTCAGACCAGGTATAAACAGAGAAATAACTTCATATTCTAATGAAGGTGGTTATTTTGACTGTGAGAAAGTTAGGTTTTATGCAGGCTTTCCAGAAAAAATAGGTGGTTGGGTCAAACAATCTGACAACACCTATCAAGGAACAGCAAGAGCTTTACACAATTGGATCGCATTAGACGGATCTAACTACATGGGTGTGGGCACACACTTAAAGTATTACATAGAAGAAGGTGGTAAATTCTTTGATGTAACTCCAGTTCGTAAAACCTCTACGAACAGTATCACTTTCTCTGCTACTAATGGTTCATCAACTATAACTGTAACAGATTCTAGTCATGGTGCAGTAGTCAATGATTTTGTAACCATATCTGGTGCAGTAACTCTAGGTGGTCTTGTTACGGCAGATGTTCTAAATGCAGAACATCAAATAACAAAAATAGTTAATGCTAATTCTTATGAAATTGTTGTTAGTGTAACAGCAAACTCTTCTGATAGTGGTAATGGCGGTTCTGGTGTTGATGGTGTCTATCAAATCAATGTAGGTCTTGACACTGCCGTTGGTGGCAATGGATGGGGTGCTGGAGGTTGGAGTGGTGTAAATGCAGATTTATCAACATTTGGTTGGGGTGAAGCTGCAGCTAGTGGAACAACTGCTCAAATAAGATTATGGTCTCATGATAACTTTGGTGAAGACTTACTCATAAATCCAAGAGATGGTGGTATTTTTCATTGGGATGAGTCAAACGGCACTGGCAGTGCAGCAGTAAATATAACCTCTTTATCTGGAGCTTCTGATGCTCCTACCATAGCGAAACAAGTTCTAGTGTCTGATTTAGATCGACATATAATTGTTTTTGGTGCAAATACACTTGGTACAACGACACAAGATCCATTGCTTATTCGTTTTGGATCTCAAGAATCTTTAACAGATTTTACACCAACAGCAACAAATACTGCTGGTGATTTAAGGTTAAGTAGTGGATCTACTTTTGTACAAGCAGTAGAAACAAAACAACAAATACTTGTTTACACAGATCGAAGTCTGTTTAGCATGAGATTTATAGGTCCACCTTTCACTTTTGGATTACAAGAACTTTCTAAAAATATTACAATCGCAAGTCCTAAAGCTGCCGTAGCCGTAGATGACGCAGTGTTTTGGATGGGTAAAGATAATTTTTATCTATATGCTGGACAAACTCAACAGATACCTTGCACTGTAAGAGACAAAATTTTCTTAGATTTTAATACACAACAACAAGACAAAGTAGTGGCAGGTGTTAACTCAAAATGGGGTGAGATATGGTGGTTTTATCCGTCTGCTAGTTCAGAAGAAAATGATAAATATGTTATATATAACTATTTAGAAAAAACATGGTACTACGGAACATTAACTAGAACAGCGTGGCATGATAGAGGAATACGTCAGTTTCCCGTTGCAGCAGGTCCTTCATACTTATTTGAACATGAGAATGGAAACGATGACGATGGTAGTGCAATGACTGCATCTATAGAATCAAGTCAAATAGATATAGGTGATGGATATCAATTCACATTTATAAAACAATTGATACCAGACATTACGTTTGCAGGTTCTACTTCTACAACTGGTAACCCCACTGCAAACTTTACACTACAAGCTAGAAAGGGACCTGGAAGCACATACTCAAACACTTCTAGTGGTTCTACTACAAGAACTGCAACAACTCCAGTAGAACAGTTCACAGATTTAGTTAACGTAAGGCTTAGAGGAAGATCCTTTAACATGAAGCTTGAGTCAACGGAACAAGGTGTGGCATGGAAACTTGGAACCCCAAGAGTAGATATTAGACCAGACGGGAGAAGATAATGTCTTCGAGGAATGTTGCTTCTCCAAGACTTCCATTACCCATAGGTAATGTTGACCAAGAATATATTATAGACCTGGTTAGAGCACTTGATTTTTTTATACAACAATCAGATAACCCTGGGGAGGGTAGAAATACTAAATTAGTTTTTACTGCCATGCCTACAAGTGATGTGGGTTTAGAGGTGGGAACCTTGTACAGACAAGGAAATAATGTTAAGATAAGTTTATTAAATATAGCAGGTACTGATGGGGTATCTGGAACAAGCTCTGTTGGAACTGTAACTGTGTCGGTATAGTAAATGGGAATATTTAGAAACATCACAAAAACACTAAAGAAAGCCGCTCCCTTAATTGGTAGTGCTATTGGTATGTATTTTGGTGGTCCGTTAGGTGCCTCAATAGGATCGGGTATTGGATCACTTGCAGCAGGTAGAAGTGCCGAAGAAGCATTAAGAAATGCTGCACTAACTGGAGTCACAACATATGCTATGGGCGGTAAAGATTTTGGTAGAGAGTTTGATTTTAGTACAGAAGGTTCGCCTTTTGCATCACCACAAGCACTCGGCCCAGGAGAGTTCGCAGATACTAATGCACTTACTTCTATAAAATCAGCAGGCACTGATTCTATTTTCAGTAAATTAATTCCAGAAAGCACCATGGGTAAAATAGCATTAGGTGGTGGAATATTAGGACTAGCTGGAGGACTTGGTGAAGAACAACAAACAGGTGGTTTTAAGATGCGTCCTGATCCAGTGGGAAGAACTAGGTTAGGTACTGGACGAATTGGTAATAAGCTGTATAATTTAGATGACCCAGATGAGCGTAGGCAATATTTTGAAGACAACAGAAGAAGACGAGGCGAATTAGAAATGAATGAAGGTGGTATAGCAGAAATAGATATGAAGCTACCAGATCTAAATGATACTAGAACTTTTGCTGAAAAAATGACCACTGGACAATTAAAATTTAATACAAGAGCAGGAAAAGCAGGTTATACAGAAGCAGAGATAAGACAGATTCAAAATGAGTTAGACAAGAGACTAGCACCAAAAGCACCTATGATGCCTATGGCTTCTGTGGGTGATCCAAGTCAATTAATGCGTAATTTTATGGTAGGTGGTGAAGTAACAGGCCCCGGTACAGGAACCAGTGATTCAGTTCCTGCTAGATTATCAGACGGAGAATTTGTAGTAACAGCAAAGGCTGTCCGTGGTGCAGGTGGCGGAGACAGAGATGTCGGTGCTGCAAGAATGTATGACATGATGTCACAATTAGAAAGGGTTGCGTGATGGCAGATCCACAAGAAGTCAAACAAGAACAAATTGTAAGGTTAGCACCTTTTCAAGAAGAATATTTGGCTGATATATTTGCAAGTGCGAAAGCACTTACAGGTGATGGCTCACAAATGCCTTTTTCTGCTCAACAGTTAGCAGATCTTTCTGAAGGACAACAACAAGCTATAGCAAGTGCATTAGGTGGTATTGGAAGTTTTCAACCTTATCTGCAAAAAGGTGCAGAAGCCATGGGTCAAGGCATAGGTGCAGTTGGTGCTGGTCTAGGAACAATTGGTAGTGCAATAGGACAAACTGCTGGTGCTACTTATGATTTTGATCCTAGATCTTATCAACAATTCATGGATCCTTTTATGGAGGATACCATTGCAGCAACACAAAGAGATATAGCAAGACAAGGTGATATACAAAGAACGAATATTGGAGCGAATGCAGTATCGCAAGGTGCATTTGGTGGTTCAAGACAAGCAGTTGCAGAACAAGAACTTGCTCGAAATGTGATGGATCAACAAGCAAGAACTGGTGCTCAACTAAGATCACAAGGTTTTGCACAAGCACAAAACTTAGCACAACAAGCTGCATCACAAGGAGCACAACAAGCTTTAAAACAAGCACAATTAACTGGTCAACTTGGTCAAACAACAGGTGCTTTGGGTTCACAAATTGGACAGATGGGTGTTCAAACTGCTGGTTTAGGACAACTAGGACAACAGATGGGTGTTCAAGATGTCAACACATTATTAGGTATTGGTGGTCTACAACAAGGTCAGTCACAGAAAGCACTTGATATAGCAAGAGCCAACGCACTCGCAGAACAAGCTCTACCTTATCAACAAATTGGATTTATGTCTGATATCTTTAGAGGTGTTCCAGCACTGCAACAGACTTACTCAACATCCACGAGCCCCGCTCCAAGTACCTCATCACAACTACTTGGCCTTGCACAAGCAGGTATAGGTGCTTATGGATTAATGAACCAAGGGAAATATGCACGATGATGGATAATCCACTAAGCAGAAGAATGTTTCGTCAGCCTGTAAGAGCCAATCAGCCTATGGGTATTCTTGCGTCATCTCCACAGTTGATGGGTGCCGTTCAAGGGTATGCTAATGGTGGTGCAGTTAAAGGGTATAGTCTTGGAGGAATTGGTGGATCTAAATCAGTCATAGATGCTGCAGGATTAGATCAACTTAATAAGGGTGCTATTACCGCTAGTCCTTCTTTAATAGAATCAAAATACGCAAATATTTATTTTGATCCAAAGGATAGAAAATATAAATTTATCGATCTTCCTGCTGAAACAACAGCGGAGATACCTGTAACAACAGAACAAAAAAATAAAAAGTTAATAAAAAAAGAAGGAGAGTTTGGAACTAAAAAAGAAGCTCCAGAAGTAACCGCAATGGATGATTTTAGCACTGATAAATCAGCTACTTTTAATAGAGCAGGTAGTGGTGATACATCAGGTCAACCAAAAGTATCAGAAAAATCAATGATACAAGAACCAGGTGCCGTGATTAATAATGAAAATAAAAGTATTTTACAAACAGACAAAGAATTAAAAGACAATATCCCAGAGGGTAAAAATCTAGGTCTTAAAACAGGTAAAGATATACTCACTGAATCTAGAAATGATTATGAGTCTTGGAAAACAAAATTTCAAGAAAGAAAACAAGAAGACAAGAAATTTGAAGCTAGTCAAGATAAAGTAAAAGATTTCACTTCTAAGATAGAAACTTTAATGGATAAAACAGATAAGCCTTTATCTTTAGATGATGCTTATAAGCAAGCTGAAAAACAATTAGGTGTAAAAGAAGGACGTTATGACGAAGATAAGATGACTGCCTTTTGGATGGCTATGATTGCAGGTGGTGCTGAAACAGCAGCAGGACAAAGTTCTAACGCTCTTACTAATTTTGCAAGAGGTTTGAAATTTGGTGTCCAACAATATGGTAAAGATTTAAATGCTATAAATGAAGAGGAAAGAGAAGACAGGAAGAATGTAGCTAAATTAAGCTATGAGTTAATAAAAGATGATAAGAGTGCTAAACTTGCCGAAAGAACATTAAAAATACAAGGCTATCAAGCATTAGCAAACTTGGAAGAAAAGAAATTTCAGTTTAGATCTGAAATGGAGTACAAAAAAGAAAGCGACAATATTAAAAATGAAATGGCAAGAGCTTCTTTACAGTTAACTGCTGCAAAAACTTTTAATGATATGGCATTAGGAAAAGGTAACTACGATTTAAGAGTTGAAACTTTAGCCTTAAACAAGCAAAAGCAAAAAGATTACCTAGTTAATTTTGAGAAAGAACTTAATCAAAAGTTTCAACTTGGAACAATGACCCCTGAAGTTAAAAATGTCATGGCCTTTGGAGAAGATTTCGGCTCATTTGATGATAAAGGAAAATTCACTCTTAATGACAAGGGTCAAAAAATAGTATTAGCTTCAGTTCTTGGTAAGACTTCGATAACAGATACAATAAAAACAGCTCAAGCGTTTGGTAAAAATAAAATTGTTTATGGTTCTGAATATGCAACGGCAGATGCTGCAGAATCTGCATATTTGGTATTTAAAGGAGAATATGAACCTAGAATTAAAGTGCTAGAAAAACTATCTGAAAATTCTTTGAAAAAAATTGATAGAGAAAAATATCAGCAAAATGTGGATAGTTTAAAACAAGAATTTTTTAAGGCAACTGGAGCTATTCGTAGAATAGATGGTAGTAGCACTGGATCAATTAGTCAAAACACTGTTAACTTACCATCAAATTTAATTGAACAATTAAATAGTCAAAACACTAAAATAGGCGAAAAATTTAAAACACCAAACGGTAAACAATACAAACGAACTGGAGAAAACACCGCAGTTCTATTAGAATAGGATTATTAAATGGCAGAAGAAATGAAAACTGTTGATTTTAATCTTGATTCATCAGAAGATCAAACAGCACCGACAGAAGAAATAAAAACTGTTGATTTTAATCTTGAATCAGCAGAGAAACCAACAGACTCAGAAAAAATGACGGCTGTTGATATTGACCTCACAAACAATGAGTCTAATACTTACGAAGGATGGTTAAGCGAATCAGCAGAAGGTATCGTTGAGGGTCTTACTAAAATACCTCAAGGTATTATCGAGCTAGGTCTTGACGTATACGATTATGCAAATGATACACATCACTCAAGACAATTTAATTTATGGGCAGATGAGACAAGAAAGAAAATGGGTATTGATCCAGAAGGTCTTGCAGGAGGCCTTGCTTCGGGTATAACTCAATTTGCCGTTCCTGGTATTGGTGCAGCAGTTGCCGTAAGTAAAATATCTAAGTTAGGTAAATTAGCTAAAATTTATGATAAAACTAATAAAAGAAGAGCAAGAGGTTCAGTTGATAAACCAGAACTTCTTATTCAAAAGAAATTAACTAAATCACAAAAGTTAGCGTTAGGTACTCAACAAGCTGTAGGTGCAGGTATTGCTGATGCAGTGGTCACGACTGACGGCACACAGACCATTGGTGATTTCTTCGATGGTGGATTTACAGGAACAGATGTTTATGATGTTGCTAATACAGGTGTCGAAGATGCTTCTCGTAGACTAACAAATAGATTGTCTATGTTCATAGAAGGTGGTGCATTAGCTGGAACTTTACCTCCTGTTTTATCAGGTGCAGGTAAATTAATTGTCAAAACTGGTGCTGCCCGTGTTCCAGGAACCACGATCACAGGTGCAGACATAACTACACTGGGAGCTACTCGAGCTTTTGGAGCAGTTGTTAAAAAAGCATCTGAAAAAATTGCTAAGTTAGATGATAAATCTTTAACCAAAGGACTAACTGATGAGCAAACTGGTCAGAGAATTGAACAGTCAAGATTAGAAAAATTTGGAAGTTCTGTTGTCTCCGCTCTTAGAAGTAGAGGCTATTTACCAGGAGTTGAAAAAGGTGTTAAGGACGTAAAAGGCGTAGACGAAGAAAAGATAATAACTCTTCTTAACAAAGAAACAGACATGGAATTTGTAAATGCGAATGGAGAAGTAAAAAAATACAAATCAGAAACAGAAGCTTTTATAGATTTAGAAGAATATAGTAAAAGCTTGGTTCGTCAAGATGAAGAATGGCAGAATATTCAAAAGAAAAGAAGCAACGATCCAGATAATGAAGCAGCTGATTCTGCTTTAATAGACGAACAAAAAATACTTGAACAAGAAAAGTTTCAAGAAATAAGAGATATGTTCAAAGCACAAGTCATAAAAATACCAAAGAGTAAAAAATTTGTCGAAGGTACAGAAGAAACAATAGACTTACCTAAATTGTTTTCTTTAACAGGTCCAATACAAGAATCAGCCTTGAAGATTGCTGAAAATCAAATGAAAAATTTAAACAAAGCTTTAGATAAAGTTATGAATAAAAGAGAGTTTGTAGAACAAAGTAATCTTACTCGACAAAAAATATTAAATAACATTTATGATTACTTTACAGGAAGTAAAATCATTAATATTCTTCCTAAATTTAAAGACGGTAAGATAATATCTCGAGATAAATCAATTAACAATTTATCTAAAGCGACACGACAAGAATTAAGAGAACTAGGCATAACTAGTGAACTAATCAAGCCTATACGAGAAATGGTTACTTTAAAGAACAATTTGGCTGAACAAATATTAAAATCGGGTGCCGTAAAAAATCTATTGACACGAAAACAAATATTAAAACAACCTTTTAGACAATCAGATAAATTTATAAAATCTGCTATAGCAAAAGGAGATGTAGCTGAAAAACCAGATTGGTTTAAAGGTAGTAGTGAGGCAACAGCGAAGAAAGAATGGAAAGAACAACAACTAGATGAAGCCTATCTTAAATTAAAAAAAGGTCAGGGCGTAGCTTCTAAGGAAGAGATAATTGACGCTATTGAACAAAGTATTATTAAACCAGATGGTTCAAACACAGATGGTTTTTTTCAAAGACGTTATAGAATATTTGAAGACAAGAAGTATGAAGTCACAGAAGCACAAACTGAAAATGTAATGAATATGATGGGGTGGCAAGCGACTAAAGGCTCGGATGGTAAAATTGTCAAAGATTCAGAAGGCAATATTCAATATGATCTAATGTTAGATGAAAGAGGATTAAAACTTGGGTTTAATGAAAACACTATGCAAAATATATATATGGATATTTCTAAAGTGTTTAACAGAAGATTAGTAGAACTAGAAAAAAACATAAAAAGATTAGAAGACACCGAACAAGTTGTTCCGCAAAAACTACTTGATGAAAAAGAACTTCTTCAATATAGAGCCGTAAATGAATTAAAAACATTTGAAGGTCCACCTTCCCCGAAGCAAATAAAAAAATATATTGATTTAGTTCATAACTTTACGACTTCTAAGCGTAAATCAACAGGCACTGATATGGTTTATAGATCTCCTATAAAAAGTATGCCTACTACACTTATCAATGCGAGAAGAATTGATTTACCTACTTTAAGAGAAATCTATGGTGAAGTAAAATCTTTGCGAGAGTCTTATGTTGGTACTATAACTAAAATGGCTGAATTTAATGCTATTGATGATTTTTATTCCAAGTTTAGAAAACTAGCTGATAGCAATATTGTAGCTAGAGGAATTGATAATTCTATTTATTACGACACAAGCAGACTTTCAAGAGATGAGTTGAAAAATTGGTTAAATACTCAAAAAGAGAATGGTAGAGAATGGTATGTTTTAGGTAGATCTGATTTATCTGGAAGCTCGGTTGATGATATTGATGTTACCGAGTCTCCTTTTGGATCTATGCACGGTATGGCTATACCAAAAGTTATGTGGAAAAGTTTATCTCAACATGTGGTAAATGATTCAACTGAAATAGGGAACTTGGGAAGACAAATGTTAGGTGGTCTTTTGTGGTTAAAAGGTTTGTCACAATATTCAAAAACAATTTTATCTCCTATAACTCATGTTCGTAACTTAACTTCAGCCGCAGCATTTGCAATGGCACAAGGAAACATAGGTCGTGGTGCAAATCTTTTAGAGTCTGTAAGATTAGTAGCTTTAGATGTTGTCAATAGAGGAGATGATGGAGGACTTGCATATTTAGCCAAGCTTCAGAAAATGGGTGTTATTGGTAGTCAGGCAGAATTAAGAGAATTGCAAGCAAACTTGCGTAAAGGAGTAGGCTATGAAACTCCTATTGTCAGAAGAGAAGCCGAGAGTCTTACAGAAAGACCTGCAAGAGAACTATATGGTAATAATCCTGATCCAATCATGATGGATAAACTATCTGAAAAAAATATGGTTTTTAATTTTACCTCTGGAATAGGTAAAAAAACCAACAAAGCCTTAAAATTTATGGAAGATGCGTATAAAGGTGAGGATGACATATGGAAAATTTATAATTATGAATTTGAGTTAAACAAATTAAGAACAGCTAGAGCCAAAGCTATATCCAGAGCTAAAACTTCAGATGAAGCAAAACTTTTTGCAAAACAATTTGATGAAAATTTTTTACAAGGCAAATCTATGGAAGATTATGCTGGAGACAATGTAAGAAATTTAGTACCTAACTATGACTTAACTTCTGAAACTATAAAAGCTTTTAGAAAACTACCTATTGGTAACTTCGTCTCGTTTCCTGCTGAGATAATGAGAACAGGCTTTAATACTTTAGAATCAGCAGTAAAAGAATTAAGTAGTGAAGTTCCAGAAATCAGAGAAATAGGTATGAGAAGATTGATGGGTGCTTTAACTACCTTTGTCGCCTTACCTATGGCTATTAGAGAAATGGGTATGAGCTTGACAGGAACTTCAGAAAAAGAAATGCAAGCTGTTCAAGATTTATCAGCACCTTGGCAAAAAAACTCAACCTTAGTGCCTGTAGGCAGAGACAAGAATGGGCATTTAGAGGTGTATGACTTTAGTTATACAAATCCTTATGGTGTTTTGATTAAACCTTTTACAGCAACACTTAGAAGTTTAGATAGAGACGGTAAATTAGAAAAAGGTGTAGGTGCTCAATTAGTTAACGCTTCTTGGGAAAGTTTTGGAGAACTATTTGCTCCATTCACTGATGAATCCATAATAACAGAAAAACTACTAGATATTTTACCTCAAGGTTTTCCTCTTGGAAGAGGAGGAGTGACAAAAACTGGATCCAAAGTATATAGAACGGGAGAGGGTGGGGACACTCAAGGAGATAAAGTGGAAAAAGCATTTGTCCATTTACTAGAGGGCTTGACTCCAGGAGCTTCACCTTTTCGTGTACCAATAGGATCTAAGTTTGAAGATTATGAACTAGGTAGATTCCTCCGAGGCACAATTTCTCCTGGTTCAAAAGAACCTAGTACAGGTAGGCAGTATGGTCGAGGTGGTGAAATTTTACGAGCTATAATAGGGATAAATACGCAAACCTATGATTGGGATAGATTAGGTAGATTTAAAGCAAATGAATTTAAAGAAAACAGATCTTCGGCTGCTGGTCAATATAATAGAATTATTAATAGATCTGTTGTTACTAAAGAAGATATTATACAAGCATGGAAAGATGCGAATGATGCACGACTCAGAAGTTTCAGAGCAGGAAGAAAAGATTTTTTAGCCTTACAAGCTTTGGGAGCTACTGAAGATCAAATTATTGAAAGATGGAAAAAAGAAAATGTAGGTAATACAGAAATTGGTTCTATTATAAGCAACACTTATGTTCCTTTTTTTCCTAGTGATAAATCTTTTTTAACGGCTGAAGAAAAAGAGCACGAAATACCAATAGAAGAATTGGAATCGCTGTATTATCAATTTGATGGTATGCCTATCGAAACGGAAGAAGTTGAAGAAGTTGATTTTGATTTGAGTGAAGTACTTAATAATGCTAATAATGAACCTGTGGTAACAGATGTTCCTACAACTCCTGTGGTTAAAACTGGTCAAGTATCTCCTGTGGCAAGAGATATTAATACTAGATTAGCTACACTACTAAACCCCAATGATCGAATCATTGCAGAGAGACAAAGGAATATAGGATGAAACTATCAAACAATTTTTCACTAATAGAATTTACTAAATCACAGACAGCCCAAAGGAAAGGTATAGAAAATAATCCTAATGAGATTCACGTTATAGCGTTAGAATCTTTATGCCACAATATATTAGAAAGAGTTAGATCAGCTTTTGGTAAGCCAGTTATGATTAACTCTGGGTATCGTAGTCCTGCATTGTGTGAAGCCATAGGATCAAAACCAACCTCACAACATTGTGATGGAGAAGCAGCAGATATAGAAATATTTGGTGTGAGTAATTACGACCTTGCAAAATATATCGAGAACAATTTAAACTTTGATCAACTTATATTAGAATGTTGGGATGGTATAGAACCAAACTCTGGATGGGTACATGTGTCGTATGTCAATGATATCGCAAACAGAAAAGATGTGCTAACATATACTAGAGCAAATGGATATACAAAGGGGATTGTATGATGAAAGAAGGCCCGTTTAAAACAGCAATAGAAAAAGAAGATGATGATAAAATTATCATGCAACAATTTATTGTTCTTAAAATAAAAGATGGAAAAATAGTAAAAGAAACACACATGAGAAACCATAGTTTTTATGGAGAATATCAAGATAGTTATATGTCAGAGCGTTTATTAAATGTTAGTGACTTAACAGATGAGACAATGCACTAATGGGTTATGAACGTGATTATCAAAGAGAGTATGCGATAGAACCTAAGTCTCGCAGAAAGAAACGAGCTAATAGAAATTTAGCTCGTAGGATTATGATGCGTAAAGGCAAAGTATGCAAAGGTGATGGTAAAGATGTACATCACGTTGGTGGCAATGCTTTAAATAAAAAAAGTAAGTTAAAAGTTGTTTCCGCATCAAAAAACAGATCATATGCAAGAACTAAAAATGCTAAAAAAAAGAACCCTAAATCATAATGGCAACATTGATTTGCAATTTACCTTCTGTAGACGTTTGGGTTAGACGAGAATATTTAAGGGATCATCAAGATGGACACGGGGAATTTGTAAAAGGTGTCTGGGTTACTGCAAAATCTATTCCTGGTAGAGCATTTTACTTTGAAACTTACCTTCCTGATTATGGTGCTTTGTATGACAAACTACCTATTTCTGCATTCGTATCACGCCCCGATACCCCGACCCCAGATTTGGATCTTTACAATCTTCAGTTTTGGAATTGTATGGATTATGGCGTGGTGTCTATTCACAAACAATTCATAGGGTCAATGGATTTTGAAATACTGACCAGGGATCACGGTCCATTGACGGGTTCTTATATTTGTACGATTGACAACTATCATCAAGATCCAGACGTAGTTGATTACGCTACAAGTGAAACACCAGCCGAACACAAATCATTTAATTTACTTGAACTAAAGAACGGACAATTCTGTTTATACCCAAACAACAGAATGAGAGTTTATGATAATTCATTAACACCTCAAGAGCCATTGCAACCAGACTTCAAAGTGAGTACAATAGAGTATCAAGTCGAGAATGGTCAGAGATTCAGACTTGGTGACACAGACGAATACTTTTGGAAAACCAAAGATGAATGATAGAGTTTGCTTTAGTCTATATGATAGGCACGTTAATTATTAATCAAGACCAGACATTTGAAAATGTCAACGACTGCCTGTATTTTGCCAGAAGATTAAACGAACAACCAGAGATTCCATACCCCAATGACGAGAAAAGAAAGATCACAGCCTATTGTAAGCCCGTGCCTAAACGTGTGCAAAATAGAAAATAATATTTGTATTGGCTGTTTTCGAACCTTAGAGCAAATTTCTACCTGGTCACGTTTATCTGGCCAAAAACGCACCGAAATTATGCAATCCCTCAAAAAATAAGGCTCTCAGATGCCTCAGAATCAACGAAACAAGAGTCCTTGGTATGATTCCTAGCTAGAATAGGCTTTGTTTTTCTACATTTAAATTTAATATCCTAGCGTTAATTTATGCTTTTTTGGAAAGAATGTCTTTCACTTTTGCTCGGTTCTCTATCTTTTAGAAAAAATGTATAACTAATAATAGAAAAGGAGAAATAAATGTTATCAAACTGGTTTTATAAATTCAAAATAGCGAGAACTGTAAGTGCATTAAATAGCTTGGACGATGCAACATTAAAAGACATAGGTATAGACAGATCAAATATTACGTCTCATGCCTATGATGTTTTTAAAAATGAAAAACCAGAAGAAGATCAAATGTCTGAATTAGATTTGTTTGTAAAATCTGGTCTTTAATCAACTTCGCCCCAATTATCACACAGAGCCATATCTACATCAAAAGGCACTTTTAAACCAGGAATACAAGTAGACATTATCTCAACAATTTTGTCTGCTTGTTTTTGGTTTTCTATGTTAAAACAAAGTTCGTCATGTACGGTCAACACAGGACACAGCCCTTCCTTATAGCACTCGACCATAGCTTTCTTTGTTTGATCAGCACTTGAACCTTGGATCAATCTATTCAAGGCCTTATATGTAAAGGCTCTTCTCACTCGACCTTTCTCTCCATATTCTTTGATAGCTTCTTTCATTGGTAATGCTTTATTGAAACCATAAGACACAGGCTCGTACATATCAAATCTACATTTACGTCCTAACCAAGTTCGTATAACACCAGTGCTCGCTGCACGATCCATGGCTTTTTCGGATAAAGATCTCAAAAAAGGTACTTTCTGATTATATGTATTCAATAATTTTTCTGCTTCTTCTATTTCTATATCCATAACATTAGCAAGTTTTGCTTTACCCATTCCATACATAATACCAAGATTAACTGTCTTAGCTTGCTTTCTTGGTATGTTGGCCATATCTGCAACCATCTGATGAAAGTCAGCATTACCTTCATGATACATCTTAACAACGTCATCTATTTGAGGATGTTTATCAACACCCGTCAAGGTAGCACAATAATGCACTAGCCATCTTGGTTCTTGTGATGCATAATCAAATGAACCCCATTTGTGGCCCTCCTCCGGGATAAACAAACCACGAATTAATTTTTTAATCTCAGGATCTCGTGCAGGAATCTGTTGCAAATTGGGGTTACTTGAACTAAAACGTCCAGTAACAGTTCCACCACCATCTGATCGTAAGGAGTGAAAATCACAATGTATTCTACCATTATGAGAATGCTCAAGGATTGTATCAACAAAAGTTGTATTAGCTTTGTTTATTTCTCTAATTTTTATAATTTTTTGTGCAATAGGATGAGTATTATTCGCAAGAAATTGTTTTGTAAACATGGGTGCCCCAGACTTCTCTGTGCGAGAATAAGGAAGTCCTACAGCGTCAAAGACTTTTGCTACAGATGTGGCGACCCACGGTTCAACCGTGACTCCAGTTTCCTTGACTATTTCATCTATAAGTGATTTCTCAAGTTTAGTTAGTTCTTTTTTAGTTTTATTTGCTTTCTCTACATCAACACGAACACCTTTTGTTTTCATTTCAAAAAGTACAGGTAGTAGATCTATCTCTAACTCAAAGATACTTGAACATTCTTCTTGAGTTATTTTCTTTCTAAGATTATCCCAAAGTTTTAAAGTTATCAAAGCATCTTGCTCGGCATACTTACCTACATATCTAGGAGGCAACTGCCACATACCAGATTTAGGATCAACACCAAACTCATCCGCTGCTGACTTTAAAAGTTTTTCATCTTTAAACTCACCTAAATAGTCACGAGCAAGAGAATTAAGATTATACCATTTTCTATTTTCATCCAGCAAAGGTGCCGCAATCATGGTATCTATTATTTTACCTTTAACCTCTATACCTTCTGCTCTAAGCCAACCTAAATCATACAAAGCATTATGAAATACTTTAGTTATTTTTTCATCATTACATAATTTTTGTAGCCATTTATAAACTATGTTTTTTGACATGTTACCAGATTTGTGTGCAACAGGAAAATACCAAGAGCTTTCTCCCGCTGCAACTGCAACACCTATCACATACCCATCTTTTCTTGTCCAACCAGGACCAAGTGTTAATAGATTTGTATCTTTTGTTTCTAAGTCTATTGAAACTGTTTCGTATTGAGATAAATCTGGAAAGGTTTGAGGAGGAGTCCAGTCAGAATCTATGTTTCCCCAAGACATATCTTTTATGTCTTGGTCTAAAAAATGATATTGATCATGATTTGTCATTAATAATTTCTCCACCTAGTGCCGCATAACCAATAACATCTGTCCACGAATCGTCCTTTGATATGTCTTCAGCAAGTCTCGCTACCTTAACACCAATCATACAAGCCACAACTTCCTCTGGAGTAATTGCACCATTTAATTTTTTATCTAACAATATAGTCCATATATCAGCTATACGTTGATGATTCTTTTTAGCAGGTCCATATTCCTTGGCTCTCTGTCCATTGATAAGTTTCTCTGCTTCTCGTAAGAAAAATTCTCTATCTTTTTTCATGTATTAAATCCATACTTAGTTGTTGATTCTATTAAATGTAATGATTGTTTAGCACGAGTTGCTCCGACATAAAAAATTCTTGTCTCAGAATCTTGGTCTAAGCTTTCTACACAGGCTTTAGTGGAGTCAAGAAGTAGAGCTACGTTATCCGCCTCTCCACCTTTGGCTTTGTGTATTGTCGATATCCGAATCCTCGGAGTCCCCGTCAGTATTCTCTCCCCTCGTCTCCTCGCTGACATTATATAGGCCGTCTCTTGATCCGATACTTTCAACACATTCTGCCACGGAGTCTCGTGTGATGCGGTCAAATTGCATTTCTCTATAATTTCTTTTAGAGTATAAGTTTGTTCGGGATCTAAATGAGAGAATCTTTTTCTCCCAGATTTCGTGATAATATTCGGGTTCAATAGTTTCGCAAAATTCTTCAGTTCTGATGTAGACAAGCTTTGGTTTTTGCATAGTTTAAGCCATACCTCTATTCCGTTAAGTACATTTGGGGAAATAGACCAACCAGTGCCTTCTCTCCAATAGAGATAGCCTTCTTCTTTGAGACGAGTACATATTTTATTTGTGATATAATTAGTTCTCGCAAGTATCAACCATTCGCCACTAGTTAGATCTACATCAAGTATATCTCGATGCCATTCTATAGTGCCATCTTTTTTAGTGGGTTGCCATTCTTTTAATTGTCTGATAGAGACTTTTTTTATGAGGTTTTGTGAAAACTCGTGCACGGCACTCGGCACACGATACGATTTATTTAACACTAATTTATTTTTAGAAGCATTTAAAAAATCATCAACTTTTACACCCATCCAGGTATATATGGCTTGGTCATCATCTCCTGCATAATAAATTTCTTTGGAGTTCGGAACTAAAATTTCCTTAACCATTCGCCATTGCAGTGGAGCTAAATCTTGTGCTTCATCTATTATAAGTAAATCAAATTTTGGACTTGTACCTTCTTCGATAAACTTCTCTATCATATCAACAAAATCTAGTTTATTCTTTGCTTCTTTATAATCACTATATGCTTTAGCTAAGTTTTTTAATTGTTGCCAATGCAAGGTGTGATCCCAAGTATCATTAAATTGTTCTTCTAAAGTCACTTCTCTAACACGAGCCATTTGTATGACTGACATATATTTATCGCCACCTGCCCCAATTTGAAACAAAGGCCCATCTTCTAAACCTACTGTTGGATTACTTCTAAATTCTAAACCTACTAAATTACCTAATTCATTATAGTCTGATCCTTTAAAAACTTTTTTAACATCTAGGCCTAACCATGTAAAAGCCAAAGAATGTAAGGTTCTAAAATAAATCATTTGTTCTTTATCTAAACTTAATTCTAGTGTAGCCCTATCTTTTGCTTCTGTTGCAGCCTTACGACTAAAAGACATGAAAGCTATCTTGGTAGGATCCATTCCGTCTGCTATTTTGTTTTTAACTAAATTAATTAAACTAGTTGTTTTACCTGTGCCTGGTGGCCCGAATATTGTTGTTTCCATCAGAAAGGAGCCTCTTCTTTTTCTATAGCTATCTCACTAACTTCAACCTCAGAAGCAAACTCAGGGATCCACCAAACCCTTACAGATTTCCATTTACCAGAAGATGTTTTAAATGTTTTAACTATAGAACTTTCTTCGTTGTTCATTTCCTTTAATCTTTCTTGAACTTGTGCTCTCGTGTAAGAATCAAACTTCTTCTGTCTCATAAAATCCATAAGAGAATCTAATCTGAAATAAGTTTTAGCTTCCTCTGCTTCTGTATAAGGTTTGCCTAACATAATTTCTTCAAATGTTTGTGCTTGTATTCGACCTGTACAATAAGACTCAAGAATAGAAATAAATTGTCCTTTGTATGTCAACTCTTCGGGAACTTGTATCTCATTACATTTTTCCATTAAATCATTAACAGTCACTTCCCAATCCGCATCTTTTAATTTAGGTGGCATTACCTTTAATTGCTCCATACATGCTCGTTGAAAGAGTCGTGGTGCTTGCAATTCTTCTGTAGTTATTTCTAGTCTTTGCCCACCTATATCCACGAACCATAGTCTTGGCTCTGATAAAATCACAGACAACCCACTTATGCTTGGCATCGATGTGGCACCAATACCTAACTTCATTGTTCTACACACACCTTGATTACAATGCGAGGCCATAGGTTCTTCTTTACATAAGTACTGATATTCTTTTTTCTCTAAAGTATTTTGTATGGCTACAACTTCTGATGCAGATAAAGGTGGATGAAAATCTCTTACATTGTGCTCTTCAAATTTTGTTTTCCAATTACCAGGATCAAGCCTTTGTAGGAATACACCTAGTTGAAAAGCAGTTCTATTTCTTTCTCCCTCAAATACACCAATAGCTAACTTAGTTCTAAGGCAAGGTATATAATTTGGTAAAAGGTCTACAGGTCCACCTATAGGCAGAGTTAAAAAGTCCTTCGGTAAGGTCTTGACCTTTTGTATCTCTTCAATGAATTCCGACAACGATGCCTCGACATAAGTTCCCTCTCTTCGGATGATCGCATATCGTAGAGTTTGCTCTGAATCAAAATACGGTAAATTGATAAAGTTGCCAACATCACCCCTTTCGACAAGAATCTGTTCTTGTTTTGGGAATATTTCGCACCTGCCATGACCAAGTGCAGAAGAAATTTCTGCAGCCTTGTCTCTGAAATCTCCTGCATTCATCCACTCCTTAAAGAAAAAGAATATATGTGCACCACCTGATTTACTACGGCACACGATACACGGAACTTTGAGTTCCTCTAATTTGTCTATTAATTTATTATGTTCTAATGGATACTCATCTATATCCAAAGCACCAAACCTACATTTGTTTTCTTCATTAATAGGGATAGCACCGACACCTTTTTTGCCGTTGATGTGACCCTCTATTAATTGTAATGTAAGAGGGTTTCTTACTATAAATGATTTTGCTTTTTGTTTACCTGCGGTACGTTCTTGCGATACTTCTGTTTGACCATGAGCCGTACTAAACCCAATAAAGGCCTCTAATAATTCTTCTGCTAAATTCACTCTTCACTCCATAAAAAAAGAGCCGTGACTTGGAGGAGTAGCCACGGCCCTTACTAATTAAAACGGTACTTCATCATCCTTCTGTGCACTTTGCATTTCGTCAGCAGGTGCGGAAGCCGTTTTAATCTCCCCTTTTCTAAAACTTTGATACATAGTTCTAGCTTCTAACATCATAGTCTCTAGTTCTTTTGTTATCTCAGTTACTCTTTCAATCTTATAGTTATACCAACTACCTTGATCGTTGCTTTCTGCAATAGTTTGAATACTCCATGCAGTTCCGTATAGTGGCATTGGCTTACCCGAAGGTAATCTTATGCCGTTCTTAACAGTATTCCATCTACGAGACACTTTTAACTGTGTCTTCTTCATATCAAGAATGGCAGGAGATCCGAGTTTAGTTTCGGGATCCATAGCCATCACAACATGCTGATGGGTTCTTACGAGTTCATTACCCGAAGGCAGTATTTCTGCTGCCCCCTCACGAGTTGTAAGAGTAATGTCTTTATCATCTGCTGATAGTTCTCTTATAAAACCACCACCACTTGATCTAAGTGCAAACTCCAAGAACTTCTTCTCAAAGAAACAAGGTACAACAAGCACACCTTCGTCCGCCCTATATACTGTTTGAGATACTGTATTAAATATATCTCCTTGTTCAGCACCTTTGATGTACATAGAATCTTGTTTATTTAACTGTGGAGATAATGCTTGTAATATCCTTATAAAAGGTATTTGCATATCTTCCGTAGTAAAATTCTCAAGTCCTGCTCCCGCCTCTTCCTCTAATAAAGAAGATAGGTTGGATGGTGCTACTTCCGTAGCCTTCTTTTCTGCAACTGCATTAGCCATTATTTTGCTCCCTTTATTTTTGCACGATTGCCTACATATATTCCGAAAGTATCAAAGTCAATTTCTTGATTATTCTCTATTCGGTTCTTCGCCCAAGTTCTTAATGTCATTGGATGAATATGAGTCTTTTGAGCAGGTGCTAAACCTTGATTGCGTAAATCATCAACCACGGCTCCCGCTACATTGTCTTGACCCATACCAAAGCCGACAACAACTTCGTTCTTGATAATATCGCCCTCGCCAATAGAACGAATAAAACTAAATGCTTCATCCTTCTTATCGTCAGGTATTCTTGCCGATACATATTTATCAATAGAAACTTTGTTGCCATCAACAGTTAGACTTTCAACTCCGAGTGTCTCCATTAATGATGGAATGTCTTCCTCATCAACAGTTCTTTTTCTTTGTTGTAAATCTTTGAGATGTTGTTCGGCATCCTTAATCTCTTTATCGAGATCAATGGATTGCCTTATCAATGTAGAGAGCTTTGAAGTCTCTCCTTCGCTAACTTTATTAAATGCTTGAGGGTTAGCTGCCTCTTCTTCGAATAGTGAAAACACATCACTCATCGTTCTCTCCTTCTACGTTAAAGTTTATACCCTTCGGTATTGGTTCTAAGGTTCTACACCCTAGCTTTTTGTTTGTCAATAGAATTAGTCTGACTCTTTTTCCACATATATTCTTGCTTTGTGAGAAAAGATATTTGACCACCTATTGATCTATCATTGTCTTCCGACAATTCTTTTAGCATGTCCCAAGTTTTGATTGGTACTGCTACTGATTTCCATCTATCTGGATCCATTTTGTTCTCCCTTTTCTTAGTTATGCCTATTTTTTTCCATATTGTCAAAGATTTTCTTACATTCAATCATACTTTTTTCTAAAGCATAATTCCAAGACCTTTTTATCAAGTCTTTGTCATATTCAAATGTGTCTATGTGAACTTTCTTGGTTAGTCCTGGTAAAGATGCTACACTCATAAATTGTATGTTTCTTTGGGGTAAAGCGACCAAAGCTATTATATCGCAATCAAATTTAGTGTAAGGTCTTTTGGGTTTACCTTTTGATGTCGAAAAACAATAGCATTTTTTCTTGTCAACTGAAGTTGCTGTCTTCACTTCTATTCGTTGAGCCAACAGCACACCATCTCCTTTTACCGCAACAACATCAGTACCATCTTGTTTTATTAAATCACATTCAATACCTAACATTGTAAGTTCAAAGGCTGTAAAAAGTTCTCCTGCCGTACCTGTTAATTTTTCTGCTCTTATCATTAATCATTCCTCTTCGGTGATACTTTTAACCATTCTCGTGCTT